TCATGGCGTCCTTCGTCAGGGCCACAAGATGCTGATTGCGGGACCGTCAAAAGCTGGTAAGTCATTTGCATTGATTGAGATGTCGATTGCAATTGCTGAGGGCAAGAAATGGCTAGGCTGGGATTGTACGCAGGGACGTGTCCTCTATGTCAATCTGGAGTTAGACCGTCCGTCTGCCTTGCATCGTTTCCGTGATGTTTATCAAGCTATGGGATTACTACCTAAAAGCATCCAGAATATCGATATCTGGAATCTACGTGGGAAGACCGTACCGATGGACAAGCTAGCGCCCAAGCTCATTCGCAGAGCTTTGAAGAAGAATTATATCGCAGTCATCATCGACCCGATCTATAAAGTTCTTACGGGTGACGAAAACAGCGCAGACCAGATGGCACATTTTACCAATCAATTCGACAAAGTAGCCACAGAGTTAGGCTCTAGCGTTATCTACTGTCACCACCACTCAAAAGGTTCTCAAGGTGGCAAGAAGTCCATGGACCGTGCTAGTGGTTCGGGTGTATTTGCTCGAGATCCTGACGCACTTATCGACTTAGTAGAGCTGGAAGTATCTGAAGAATTGCTGACACAGCGCCTGAATCAGGCTGCGTGCGAGGTTTACAAGCAGGCTTTGCAAGAGCGAAACAATGCCTATTACCAGCAAAATGTCGGCTTAGACGACCTCTTGAGCCCAGCGCAAATGCGGACGCACTTCGAGAAAGGCATTCCTGACGTGATGGCTCGGGCTCCTTATGCAGACAAGCTCGAAGAAGTCCGTAACAAGATCCAGATAGCAACTGCATGGCGCGTCGAGGGTACACTTCGAGAGTTTGCCAAGTTTAAGCCAGTCAATATGTGGTTCAGCTATCCAGTACACGCGCTTGATGAATCAGGCGTGCTGGCGGATATTAAGCTGGACGATGATAAGCCAGGGTGGATGAAAGCTAAAGAAACTCGCAAAAAGAATGCGAAGGAAGATAAAAAGCAGAAGTTGATAGAGTTTGACGAAGCTATCGAAAACGCAAACTTCGGTGAGCCACCATCAAAAGAAGATGTAGCTGATTACTTAGGAGTGTCTATAAAAACAGTTACTCGCAGATTGAATTCATCTAAAAAATATTGGTTCGACAAGAACTCAAATTCAATAAAAGAAAAAGGACAAGACCATAAAAACGTGGTCGTGTCCGAATAAGACAGCACCATAAAATTATGGTTGTGTCTTTGTCTCGAAAAGGACAGACAAGACCATAAAAACGTGGTCGTGTCCGGGACAGCCACCTATATATTATATATATAGATAATGTCCTGTCGTCCATCATGTCCATACCTGTATAGACAGGGTTGCTTAAAACGCACCCTGTCATATACAAGGTCCATGGACTAAAAGCGAAATTAAAAAAAGAAAAGGAGTGCATTTATAAAAATGTCTATTGAATTCTTTTTACCGATGCAAAAAATTCCGACAACTACTCACCAACAAAAAAAGGTAAACGTCCAATTTGGAAAGCCAATCTTTTATGAGCCGGAGGACTTAAAAAATGCCAGGATGAAATTTGAAAGCTTGCTTGCCCAGCATGTGCCTCCAAATAAAATCAAAGGAGCGATTCGGCTGACTGTCAAGTGGTGCTTTCCTCGTATCAAAAAAAGCTACGACGGCCAGTACAAGACCACGAAGCCAGATACAGACAATCTGCAGAAGTTGCTCAAGGATTGCATGACGAAACTTGGATACTGGAAAGATGATGCGCAAGTAGCCAGCGAAATAGCAGAAAAGTTCTGGGCAGACACAGTCGGGATCTATATCAAGATTGAGGAATTGCCATGAAAATCAATTATATAGATTTCTTCAGTAGGGTCATTCCGGAATGGATGGCGCGCAGCAATCAGAAAAGTCAAGAGGTCGGTTTTGGTTCAGATGCCTACTGGCTATGGGCAGTATCGTCAATTAGTGAAATTTGTAAACAATACAATGATGATGAGCTGGTGACGGAGCAGTTTGGTCTGCTCTTCAATTGGCTAGAAAAACAAGCAGGAGGAACAGGAAGATGAATAAACAGGAATTGATTGAGAAAATTGAAAATTTAAATAAATTGTATGGAGAAAGATACTATGTTGCGATGGACGATGTTTTGGATTTAGCGAAACAATTAGACGAACCAGAAACAGGTCACGCAGATGAAGCTCCACGCTACGTCAAGAACATACTTGCACGATTGCGAGAATTGCCATTGAATGACCGTGAAGTTTGGTTAAAGGCAATCATGAGTGAATTTGAACAGGATTTCAGCCATGCAAAATGGCGGGAAGGTTACGAGCAAGGTAAACTTGAGGGAGAGTGGGCTGGTCAGCAACTGAAAGATGCTGATAAGATTCGGCAAGAATTGAATAGGCCAGTCGTACAGCAATTTGTGGCGGATTGGTATGAGGAACACAAAGATGCCCTAGAATTTAATATTTTTGATTATGTATATAGGTTTGATCAAAATCCAGAATCTGATTTTAAGGATTGGTTTGATGACCTAGAAACTAATTCAATCCAAACCCTAGTCAACATGCACCAATTCGGCTACGAGGTCGAGAAAGAAAAGCGGTATCTGGTGAAGATTAGAGCTACAAAACACTACTTTGTTAGAGATGGAAATAGGAAAATATATTTTTCTCTAGAATACAAAAGCCGTTTTACAAAAAAAGAACTAGAAGAAGCAGGCTTCGGCTGGGTGTTCGATTGTCCAGGGATTGAGATTGAGGAGGTGGAGTGATGGAATTTTTACTAACAAGCACAATCGGGGGAGTTGAAAACAAAATTCCTAACGCCATAATCAAAAAATATAAAAAAGTAGAAGTTAGGTATTTTTCGAACTTTGAAGAATTTGATAAGCGCTTATCTTGGATTGAAGGCAATTGGCTTTCTAAAGGAGTAAATCATAAAACGTCTAAAGGTCGAATACAAAGAGAATTCCCGAACGGTGCAGAGGGGCATTTTATCGAAATCAATTCGATAGAGGAGTTGTTAGAATTTTATAGAAAAGTGGGAAGTGAGCTGATAATTACTTCTGCAACTAATAATGAATCAATTCCAGCTATTGAAATTTATAACTATTACAGGGAGTGAACATGAAACGATTTATCGCAATCTGGATCTTGCTATCTGCTGGACTAAACATCTGGCAGATGGACAGGATTCGAGATTTGGAAGAGAATAAGCCAATGGTTATCTATAAATCGGATAACGCAGGCGCTGAGATATTCGGCCGTGTCGTTGAAAAAGGACGATATGGCAAGCTATACACAATTACAATCCGTGATTACGGTGTATTCGCGGTTACGAAGGAAGTGTATGACAAGGTGAAAGTTGGAGATGAGGTGAGATTATGACGTTCGTTGAACACAATAATCGTCAGAAAGCCAATAAATTCGCTGAGTACGTGACAGGGGAACCTTTGCGGGAATACTTAGCTAATAAAGTAAAACAATATTGCGGTGAGAATATTTCTGTATTTGATGGTGCTGCAGGTTCTGGACAATTGGAGCAGTTTATTAGTATGACTGATTTTCATGCGGTAGAAATTCAGCAGGAAAGTTGTGAAGCATTGAAAACAAATTTCCCTCATGCAGTTGTGAATAATCAGAGTTTTTTCACCTATCAATCAGATATCCAAGTAAATGCAATTGCAATGAATCCGCCTTATTCTATGAAATTGAAAGATTTACCAGAAGAAGACCAACAGGCTATTAAAGAATTGTATCCGTGGAAGAAGTCAGGTGCTGTTGATGATATTTTCCTGTTGAAGTCAATGACTTACACAAAACGCTACGGATTCTATATCATGTTCCCTGGGATTGCTTACCGTCAATCTGAGAAGAAAATGAGAGAGCTAGTAGGGAATAACCTTGTTGAATTAAATGTGATTCAAAATGGATTTGAAGATACATCTATCAACGTGATTTTCTTAGTCATTGACAAAGAAAAAAATAGCCCTGAAATCTCAAAAGAGATATATGACTGTAAGACCAAAAAGGTCGAATATGAAGAATCAGATACGTTAGATTCGGATTTTAGATGGGTAGCACCAAGCAAGCCTGTAGAGAAAGAAGAGATAGACATTGACCAAGTAAATGCTGAATTAGACCAGATGGCACTCAATCACCTTGAAAAGCATCTAGCTAGTCAATTGATTTTGATTCAGTTTTTCAATGCAGATATTGATTTAAAATCTTTCATAACGAGATGCCACAAGGTCTTAGATGATTATTTGTTGGCTTATAATTTTGCAGTAGGATTGGAATGAAACCAGACAAGATAATAACGCATGGATTGCTAGACGTTTGTGACTTAATTCCAGGTAAGCGTGGTAAAGTTAGCGAAGGTGCATATTATATTTATGGAGCCGGAAAAAATACAAAAGGTACGACAGATAAATTCAATTGTGAAAGCGATACAATCCGCTTAACTCGTAAGGGTACGGTTGGTGCTGTTTATTTTCATCGAGATCCATTTTGGATGGACGATGATAGTTTCAGAATTGAGCCGAAAGAAATGATAGATAAGCGATATTTATTTCACTGGCTGTTGATGAAGCGTGAAGAAATAGAGCGATGCGCAGACGGTGACAATCAACCGGGTTTATCACTAGCTAGATTGTCAAAATTAACGATTGACGTCCCTGATATGGAATACCAGTTAAAAGTTGTTAAGTTGTTAGATGAAATGAGTGCAGGTTTGGAATTTTTTATAGGCAATATCACACAAATTAAAATGTTAGAAGGTAAGGTTTTGAGTTACTACAATGAAAAAATTGGAACAGCTTTGGAAGGAGAAACAGATGGATAACAAGCTAGATTGTGAAGATTGTAAGCAAGTTTTTCTTTTGGAAGAAAAGTTAGATTATGATTGTGTATTTCAAAATGGTATTTGTAGTAAATGCTTAGTCAAAAGAGTAGAAAGGGGGCTTGAATGGTAGTTGACGATAAATGGAATCGCGATTGGGCTTTGTATTCAGGAGACAAGTTTATCACGATAGGAACATTGTATGAAATAAGTGAATACACTGGTATTAGCTTAGACTCCTTAAAGATTTACTCAAGAAAATATCACAAAACACATTTTCCAAATGGGAGATCTTTGATAAGAATAGAAGATGAGGAAGAGGTATTAGAATGAACAACACAGAATTAGAAAATAAAGTTCAGCAATGGAAGGGACTTCTGGAGGTAGAAGATTGACGATAAATATCAAGCAACGATTGAAAGCATTACAGTACATTGATATCAAAGCGAAGTCAAAACATCAGGAAATCATCAGCCTGAAATCGAGCATCTTGCGAGGGCAGCAGTTTAATAATATGCCAAAATCGAAGAGTAATAAAAATCAATCAGAAGAATTAAATGTTCTGATTATTGATAAATCAGAACAGCTGTACCGCGAAATCCAAGAACTTTATCAAGAACGGGATGAGCTGGTGCAAGTGATTGAGTCATTGGATGATCCTGTAGAAAATATCATCATGCGCTTGTTGTACATTGATGGATTGTCGTGGAGTCAAATTCAGGCTCAGTTACGTTGCGGGCGCGGAACGATTCATCGGGCTAGAGAGAGCGCTTTGAAAAAAATTTCTAAAAAATGGAACTAATGGAACTCTTTGGAACTTCTAAAGTGATATTATGGTATTGTCAGCAAGTACGGTAAAGCGGACTGATGACTCCTTTAACTTTTCATAACGACATCATGGATAAGTCAGTGGTTTCCTCTTTGTCTTTTTGGGTCCAATCCTTGATGTCGTTATTTTAGGCTTTTAGTGTAGCGGTAACACAACAGTCTCCAAAACTGTTATCGTAGGTTCGATTCCTACAAAGTCTGTGAGAGGTCTTGAAAAGGTCACACAAGCGTGTGGCTTTTTGTTTTTGTGAATGGAGGTGATGGAAAATCGTAAAGAAGAACAGGAATAAAAGAAGCAGAGAACAAGTTGATGAGTTTGGCTTAAATAGCCGTGAACGCAATTTTGCAGATGAGTACATCGCTAATGGCAATAATGCAACACAGGCTTATTTGAAGATATATCCAACATCTGGTGAAGCTAATGCCGCTAACAAAGGTAGTGCATGGGTTAGAAAAGGTGAGATTTTAAACTACATCAAAATCAAAACTAAAGAACGACTAGATGCATCGGGGTTGAAAGCAAATGACATTATAGATCGTCTTATCGATATTGCTTTTGGCCGTCCAATCGTTGGATATAGTAAACAGACAGATAAAATAACGGGAGAAGTTATAAAGTACATTGAATACGAAGGTACGGCGCCTATCGACGAGCAGATAAAGGCTCTTGAATTGTTAGGTAAGTATCTCAAGTTATTCACCGACAGAGTTGAAGCAGATGTTTCTGGAACGGTGGTGTTTGCGAATGAGTCAGACATACCAGATTAAACAGAACGATATTGTCGTAGACTTACCTAAGACAGTAGGCGGTGGATACGGCCAGTTTTGGCGATCAAGAAATCTTTATCGTGTAGTCAAAGGGTCTCGTGGTTCGAAGAAGTCAAAGACGACTGCTTTGAACTATGTTATCCGTCTTTTGAAATATCCCTGGGCTAACTTGCTAGTCATTCGTAGGTATTCGAATACGAACAAGCAATCAACCTATACGGATTTCAAGTGGGCAGCTAACCAACTAAAGGTTGCTCATAAATTCAAATTCAATGAGTCCTTGCCTGAAATAACGGTCAAGGAAACAGGGCAAAAGATTCTCTTTCGTGGCTTGGATGATGAACTTAAAATTACATCTATTACAGTCGATGTCGGTATTCTTTGTTGGGCATGGTTCGAGGAAGCGTATCAAATTGAGACTGAAGATAAGTTCAGTACGGTTGTCGAGTCTATCCGTGGTAGCTTAGATGTACCTGATTTTTTTAAACAAATCACGGTCACGTTTAACCCGTGGAACGAAAGGCACTGGCTCAAACGTGTCTTTTTTGATAAAGAGACTCGACGAGCAGATACGCTATCACTCACAACAACTTACAGATGTAACGAATGGCTGGATGGAGTCGATATCAAGCGATATGAGGATTTGTATCACACTAACCCAAGACGGGCTAGAATCGTTTGTGACGGGGAGTGGGGAGTTGCTGAGGGGTTAATCTACAACAACGTGACCGTCAAAGACTTTGATAAAGATGAGTTGTTGCAGAATCCTGCTAACAAGTTGTGTATCGGGCTTGACTTTGGTTTCACTCATGATCCAACAGCATTGTGTTGTTCACTGATAAATGACACAACGAAAGAAATACACATCTTTGACGAAGCGTACAAAGTCGGCCTGATAACCAAGGAAGTCGCTAAGATGATAAAAGATAAAGGTTATCATCGCTCGACAATCATAGCAGATAGCGCAGAGTCACGGCTGATTGAAGAGCTCAGATCAGAACACGGCATATCCCGAATTAAAGAGAGTCGAAAAGGTAAAGATAGTATCATGGCAGGCGTATCCAAACTACAAGGATACGCTATTTATGTGCATCCGAATTGCGAGCATATCATGGATGAATTTTACAGTTATTGCTATCAACGAGACAAAGAGGGCAATTGGTTGAACAAACCAGAAGATAAGAACAACCACTTGATGGACGCGCTGCGATATAGCCTTCAATGCATTGAGGGTGTCAAAGCAACCGTCCGCAGACGCTCGCAATACGGCTTATAGAAAGGAATTAAATGTATCAGATTTTAACTTATCCACGGGATGGATATGATGAATCAGCTTTGAACAAAGAATTGATTTACAAGCTGATTCGCAAGCATACACAAGAACGCAGTCGCTTGCGTGATTTGAAGAAATACTACTTGGGTGAGCATGCTATCTTGAATCACACGAGAAGAAATCAGAATGCGCCGAATTATAAGACGGTAGCTAATCACGCTAAGGATATCGCAGACACGTCTACTGGCTATTTCATGGGCAATCCTATCAAGTATAACAACACCGCTGAGAGTGACCTTGAGCCTTTACTTGAGGCTTTTGATGGTGCCGAAATTGACCAAGTGGACGCGCAGAATGCTTTGAACATGGCTATCTATGGACGTGCTTACGAATACATCTATGCGAAAGAGGGATTGACTGAGCTTGATTCGACTAGCGTAGATCCCGAAAACGTGTTCCTGGTTTACGATGACAGTATTGAACGCAAGGCTTTGTTTGCGGTGTATTACTACGAAATTAAAGACGATACGAAAGATGCGACTAAGTATCAAGCAGAAGTCTTTACTCAGAACTTGCACTACCACATCGTGCTGCGTGATTCAAGCATGGGAACAACGCAGAATGAGCAAGTAGAATCTCACAATCTCGGTCAAATTCCAATCATCGAGTATCGCAATAATCATTTTGCGATTGGAGACTACGAGCAACAAATCAGCTTGATTGATGCTTATAATTCATTGATGGGCAATCGAGTCAACGACAAAGAGCAGGCAGTCGAGTCTATTCTTGTTCTGTATGGTGCGCAGTTAGCTGACAATCTAGAGGATGCTAGAGAGGCGATGAGTATTCTTGCTGAAGAAGGTCTTTTGGAATTGCCAGCAGATGCCAAAGCTGATTTCTTAAAGAACGCTCTGGACGAGAATGCAACTGAAATCTTGCGCAAGGCTTTGAAAGAAGACATCTACACATTCAGCCATGTGCCGAATTTAACAGATGAGAACTTCGCAGGCAATAGTTCGGGCGTAGCCATGGAATTCAAGCTGATGGGCCTTGAAATGATAACTAAGACGAAAGAAGCAAACTACAAGCGAGGTCTTAGACAGCGGATTGCTATCTTTGCTCACTATTTGGGTATGCAGCAGATTGCTCTTGAAGCACATTCAATCGTGCCACAGTTTAGCCGTGGATTGCCTAAAAACTTGCTTGAATTGTCACAGATTATCAACAACCTTGAAGGCAAGGTCTCACTTCGTCAGCTTATTTCTCTGTTGCCGTTTGTTGAAGATCCAGACGCTGAACTTGAAGAACTCGAAGAAGAGAAAGAGAAGAGCTTTGAGCGTGTGCCATTCTTTAACCAGGCTAACACGAAGCCAGACGAAGAGGTGACAGATGAAGAACGAGGAGTATTGGGCGAAGAGGAAAGCTAATCTCATCTATGAGCAGATGGACAAGGCTGAGAGGCAAGCAGACAAGTTCGACGAGATTTACAAGCAGTCCAAAGCCTATCTAGACAAGCAAATCAACAAGGTCTTTGATAAATTCCAACGTGATTATGGTTTGAGTGAGCGTGATGCTCGTCAGGTCCTAAAGAACATGAAGGACAAAAAAGACCTAAACGAACTTCGTAAGGTTCTTGAAGCAAGACCGAATGACCCGAATATCCAACGATTGCTCGCTGATTTAGATAGTCCAGCTTATGCTTATCGCATGAAGCGTTTAGAGCGTTTAAATGATGACCTAGACCGTATGCGTGAGTCGATTTACCATTCTGAGAAATCAGGATCAGATGCCTTTTATAGCGGCCTTATGAAAGATAGCTATTACAAGGTTACTTTTGATTTGCAACAGCAGACAGGACTCGCTTATAGTTTCTCTAATCTACCTGAAACTGAAATCAAGCGTCTGAGGGGGCTAAAATGGACAGGAGAGGGTTATTCGGATAGGATATGGGAAAACACAGGGGTGCTCGCTTCAAGCGTGAAAGACGAGCTCCTAGTGAGTCTCATGACTGGTCGAAGCGTAAGAGATATATCTCAAGTTATTGCTGAACGATTCGAGGTTGGGCAGAATAATGCTAGGCGCTTGATTCGTACTGAGTCAGCCTTTTTTCATAACCAAATGGAACTGCTCAGCTATGAAGATGCTGAAATCACCAAGTACAAATTTGTGGCAGTATTGGACAGACGGACGTCACACATCTGTCAAGAACATGACAACAAAGTCTATGATAGAGATAAGGCAGTCCCTGGTGTCAATTATCCACCTTTGCACCCGTGGTGTAGGTCTACGACTATCGCGCACGACGAGGACGCAGACTACAGCAATCTGAAGCGCAGAGCTAGAAATCCCAATACTGGCAAAGTCGAGTATGTGCCTGCTGATATGAGTTATGACGATTGGTATGATAAATACGTTGAGAAACCACGAGAACGTGAGTTGAGTGGTGGGGAACATGGAGCGAATCTTGATTATGTACGAAGTGATGAATTTGTTGATAAATTAAAAAATCATTCAAAGACTTCACATATATCTGAACCTATCGCAAGAGTTTCAAGACAGATGTTGCAGCATAGAAACGGAACTCCATTTGAAGATTATTATTTGCTTAATGCAGATACAGGAAGGGGTGTTGCATTATCAAACAAAGCTCGAAAGAGAAAAGGTGTAGTTTATAACGAACAGGTAAGAAAGGCTTTTAAAGATAGTCCAGAACAAAGCCTTATTTCAATTCACAATCATCCGTCTGGCTATCCTCCATCGCTCAGTGACCTTGCTTCACTGCAACAACGGAGCAAAAATAACACTGTAAAATATGGTTTGATCATAGGACACAACGGGAGTGTGTATTGGTATACCAGACCCAATAAGAGGATACCAAAAATAGCACTCTCAAAATACTCTCACCAAATTGAAAAATTCAAAAAAATGGGTTATAATGAAGTTGTAGCACAAGAGAAAACGCTTGAAATGTTTTCTAATCTGTTTGAATTTGAATTTGGAAGGATTGATTGACATGATTGAGAAGTATGATTATGATTGGCCAGAAGCCGAAGACGACAATCTGGATGAATTGTTAAAAAAAGCCTGTGAACGAAATAAAAACAAAACTGTTGAGGAGTTAGATGCCGAATGGGATGAATTTGTCAATAGTCTAAAACTTGAAACAATTTAATTAAGCACCTAGAGAAATCTAAGTGCTTTTTTCGTGCTCAGAAAGGAGAATCTGATGAATAAGTACAAAAAGTTGATAGAATTGATTGAAGATAATGACCTTGAAATTCAATCTAAGAAATGTTACGACCCACAGAGTGCCTGGCATGGTGAGGAGTTATGGATTGTTGATAAGAAGAAACAAAATAAAATTTTTGATTTATCAGGTAACGGTTACTGTTTTCATGACACTAAAGTTGAGGAAGCCATTGAAGAAGTTGAAAAGTATTTGTCTCTTAAAAACATGAATACTTTTGATGATTTCAAAAAATGGGTAGAAAAGAATGCCAAGCCTCAAGAGAATGCTTAGAAAGGAGTAAACTATGTTCATTTGGGAATGGGTATCAATCGCTTTCGGTTGGTTGGTATTTTTATTTTTAATCTTTATTATTCTGGCCGTGATCAACGGAATAATTAAAGGTGTAAAGAAAGGATTGAAGAAATGAAATACAGAAAGAAACCTGTAGTAATTGAGGCAGTTCAGTTCGTAGATATTGAAGAATCAATTTTAAAATTGTCAGAATTAGGATTAGATCCAGTCCGGATTGATTATGCTGACCTAGATAATCCGATTTTAAAAATAGAAACACTTGAAGGATTGATGATTGCAACCGAAGGTGATTACATTATTAAAGGAGTTCAAGGTGAATTTTATCCATGCAAGCCTGATATTTTTGCAGAAACATACGAAGAATTAGAGTATCTGAATATTTTAGATACTATTTAGGAGGTGATCCAACATCTTGACTTGCAGGAATAGACTGCTATAAATTACTGTAAATTGCTATAAACCGTGTCGAAATCGAGGCGGTTTTCTTTTGCTTGAAAGGAATAAAGATATGGAAGATTGGAAAGTAAGATTAAAAAAAGAATACCACGAATTGAGAGAACGATTCCAAAAGTTAGATACGATGATTGATAAATACGAAAAAGGACAACTAGAGTTTGAACCGAAATGTCCTATCGATTTGTTAAAAGGTCAGTGTTCGACTATGTGGAATTATTTAAAAATTCTAGAACAACGTGCAAAAATTGAAGAAATTAAACTATAAAACCTAACCGTATGGAATCCCGTACGGTTTTTAAATTGTCCAAGCATTGAAGACTCTAAAAGCTATGGAATTATACAGTCGGGGACGACTTAAAAAATAGGAGGTTCGCAATGGACGAACAAAAAACAAAACTAGGTCGTATTCCAATGAATATCCAGACCTTGCAACTTTTTGCTAACGGTGAAGCTGGCGCAGATCCAAGCGGCGAAGATAGTGGTGAAACTGATGGTAGGGCACCTGCAGAGCCTAAAACACCAGAACCACAAGACGAAAAAAAGTACACAGATGCAGAAGTTGATGAAATCATTGACAAGAAATATGCAAAGTGGAAAGCAGAGCAAGAAGCCAAAGAAAGCGAAGCGAAAAAACTTGCGAAGATGAATGCTGATGAGAAGAAAGATTATCAGCTAAAACAACGCGAGCAAGAGCTAGCTACTCGTGAAGCTGAAATTACTCGCAAAGAACTGACTGCAGAAGCTAAAACGATGCTAAGTGAACGTGACTTACCAATTGAATTAGTAAATGTGGTGAATCTGACAGATGCTGACAGCGTATCTGAATCAATCAATGCTATTCAGAAAAACTGGGAAGCAGCAGTTCAGAAAGGCGTTTCAGAACGTCTGAAAGGTGGTGCACCGATGAAAAGTGCACAACAAAATCAACAAGATGAAGTCCCTAAATGGAAAAAGGACTTTTTAAGATAAAAAAAGAAAATGAGGTAAAATTATATGGCATTTGAAAATTTAAATACAGCAGAATCTCGTAAACGCCATCTTGGTATTATTGAAGATGTACTTGCTGTCAACTCTTATTCAGCACCATTAGTGCTTTCTAACGACGCAGTTGAATTAAACGGTCGTTCGTTCACGGTAGCAAATGGTAATACTACACCGCTCAAAGACTATCGTCGCAACAAAGATAATGAATTCGACCACGTTGAAGTGGAAGAAAAGGTTTATACCCTTAACGAAGAAAAATATTGGGGACGCTTTGTTGACAAACTAGATGAACGCGACTCAAATGGTCAAGTGAATATCGACTATGTCATTGCTCGTCAAGCAGCAGAAGTTGTTGCTCCTTATCTAGACGAACTGCGCTTCGGTGCTGCACTTGGTAATGTCAGCGATAACGTAGCAATGGGTAAAACAAAGGGTGATAACAATGCATACAATGCAGTTCTTGATGTATCCGAAAAATTGGATGAGTTAGGAATCACAAAAGACCGTTTGTTATTTGTAACACCTGCATTTTACAAAGCAGTTAAATCCGAAATTGTTCGTTTGCCACAAGGGGACGCAGATAAACGAGTTCTTAGCAAAGGGTATGTCGGAGAACTCGATGACTTCACAGTTTATAAAGTTCCATCAAAATTCTTGCCAGGCGTAAATGCTTTAGCTTCCGCACCTGGTGTAGTTACTTCGCCACTACAAATTGATGATACTAAATACAACGACAATATCCCGGGTCGTTTCGGTGAATTGGTTGAACAGCTACTCTACACTGGCGCATACGTACTTCAGCATTTTCAAAAATACATTATCACGATTGCAGACAGCAAACCTGTAGCTAAAGCAGAAGCACAAGGCAAAATCGTGAATCGTGCAAAAGCATGGAAAAATGGCGCAGATTACAAAGAAGGTGATACAGTAACGTATGAAGATAAAGTCTATGTTGCAGTTAAGGATATCACCAACTCAGCAACTTCTCCAGACACAGACACAACCAACTGGAAAATTAAAAAATGAGGTTTGAACTATGAAAGTCAGAGTAAAACAGGCTTTTAATGACTGGCAAGCGAATGTGCGACGACACGAAAATGAAGTTTTTGAAATGACGGACGAGCGTTTTAACGAATTGTCGCATAACTTCAAAAGTGAGTTTTCGGTCGATATTGCAGACGTTGTCGAAATCATTGACGAAACACAAGGAGACGAGACGACTCCTTATGACTAGGAGGTCTTATGGAACTTGAAGAATTAAAAAAATTAACTGGCGAGAGTGACGAAACAGTCCTCTCGTCTTTGCTTTTAAGGGCTGAAAACATCATTTTATCTGAAACAAACCGAGACAAGCTTACTCCAGCGCTCGAAAGGCTACTTCCTGAACTCGTAATCGAGCTCTATAACCGCTCAGGAAGCGAGGGAGAGCAGTCTAGGAGTGAGGGCGGCATCTCTGTAACCTATGGCGAAAATGGATTGTCTACGGGCCTTTTACATCGTATTCGGATGCATCGATTAGCGAGGGTGGCAGGTCATGTTTTTGAAAAAGAGTAGACTGAAACCATATAACCTCAAACGGTTCAAGAAGACCGTAACGAATGAGGGAGCCACTAAAGAAGGATATGCGGACGAGGTTGAAGAAGTACGACTTGAATTGTGGCCAGCGACAAGCAATCTACAATCTGAGATTTACGGAGACCGAGTTAACGATATCCTAAACGCAAATGCGAGCAAGGATGTAGATATCAACGTGAAAGACGGTGTCTGTATCGATAGCAAGACGGATGTCACGCATCGGGTTATCTCAAAGAAAGTATACAGTCGTCATCAAGTTTTGGAGTTGGAACGTGTCAGATTTAATCGGAGCAGATAGCTTAATAGCTAAGTGTCGCAAGCTAGCTGGTAAACAGCTTGGTGAGGATATCGTCTTACGTGCGGTACATAACGCTGCTAAAAAGGTTGTTCAAGCCGATGCTAAACTCAGAGCGCCAGCAAATGATGGCGAGCTGAGAAACAGTATTAAGACTAGGGTTAAAATGGACGGAGATAAGGCTATAGGTGAGGTTTACACTAATCTAAACTATGCTCCTTACGTTGAATTTGGAACGGGTCCAAAAGGGCAGGCTAGCCACTCTGGCATATCACCAGAAGTAAGTGTGTCTTATCGGTCTAGTCCCTGGTATGTGCATGAAGACCAAATCAACGTAGGACCTTACCACTTTGCAAAAAGAGGGGAGTTTTACAAGATGTATGGTCAGCCTGCGCAACCTTACTTATATCCAGCTTTGAAAGATAACCATGAACGTGTATCAAGGAACATCTCAAAATACGTTAGTAGAAAGATAAGAGAACAGATAAAATGATTAATATTAAACCCTTAATTTATAAAGAATTGCAAAAGGTTGCAGATAATGTGACCGATACTTATCCAGACGATTGGGAAAATGTCCCAGTCGTTATTTTTTTGGAAGAACAAAATAAGCCAGGCGATTGGTTCGATGATAAAGAACAAAAAACATCAATTCGCTATAAAGTTGATATCTTCGATAATGATAGCACTAGCGACCTCGCAGTTAAAATAAATGAGATTTTTGCTTCATTGGGTTTGCGTAGGATTGAAAGTCAAGATATCCCTGATCCCTCTCATTTGAGGCATAAATTGATGAGATTTGAAGGTATTGTTGACCTTGACTCTGAGCTTGTTTATCAATATAGAATGGAGAATTAATACATGTTAGCAAATGGAATTACGCTGTCTTATGGCACAGCTAAAGGAACTTACACCAAACTTGCAGGACTTAAAGAAGTACCTGAATTCGGTATTGAACCTGAAAAGGTAGAAAATACCACCCTTGAAGATAAAGTTAAAAAATATGAATTTGGTATTGGCGATGCTGGGGAACTTGAGTACAAATTCGCATACAAGAACGATGATGCAAGTGCTCCTTATCGTGTTTTACGTAACGCAGCAGACAACAAGACGAAACTTTTCTTTAAACAAGCCTACCCAGACGGTACTGAGGTCACATTTGAAGGTCAAGTGTCCGTTAAATTGGGCGGTGGCGGAGTGAACTCTGTTATCGAATTCACGCTCAAGATTGCTTTGCAGTCTGAACTCGAATTTAAAGACGGTATTGGAGGTTAATTAAATGGCGTTAAAATGCACAACTTGGAAAGTTACTGACGAAAAAGAGTTGAAGCTACGTTTGACATCTCATCAAGCTGCAACTGTGGAAGAAAAAATCGGCATGAACTTGTTAAAGATTTTCATGCCTGAGGCTGGCGAAGAGTTCACTTTGCCGCCTTTGAAAGTTATGTTGTTGTTAGTTCACGGAGCCTTGCAGCAGTATGAACATGGGTATTCCTTTGAAGATGTCTACGATCTATACGATGAGTACGTTGATAACGGCGGAGATCAAGCGACATTCATGACAGAGGTTTTAATGCCACTCTTTGAAGTATCGGGTTTTACACCACGAGGAAGCAAGGGCAAGAAAACTTCCAAGAAGAAAATGACAGTAGTCAAGTAATCTTAACGGTAACGCAGATTATTGAGAGGCTATATCCGATGTTTTTGGACATTGGGGGCAAGCCTCTCGATTTTTGGGATTTAACGGTACTTGAAATCAGAGAAATGATTGAAAGTTATAACCGTGTCAAAATCCAAGAGCGTAAAGAGAAGATTATTGACTCTTATAGACTTTCGCAGATGATATCCAACCACGTTTCCTTATTGTTATCCAAAGATGCCAAGGTCTTTGAGTTCTGGGAATATGCGCCTGAGTTATTTGTAGAAGAACAACAAGCGGTAGAACAGGAACGACAGAGACAAGTACTTTTGTTGCATAAGGAACGGATGCGTGAATTTGCAGAAAGACATAATCGAAAAAGGAAGGAGGAAGTAAATGGCAACTCTTGATGAATTGAAAGTCATGATTGACGCTGAGATAGCACCTTTCAAGAAGAAGATGAAAGAAGTCGAGAACCAGGTCAAGGGGACATCTGACCAAGTGAAGAATGCGACTGCTAAAGTTCGTGAACAGTCGAATTCTATCGGTAGTGCGTTTGGTAAGCTAGCGAAGTTTGCAGGTTTTGCCTATCTTGGTAAGAAATTACTTGATGTTGGGATGTATTCAGCGCAGACAGCTCTTGAAGTATCAGCATCTATGAATCAAATCAAGCGACAGATGGGCGAGAGTTCGCAATCTTTCTTAAAATGGGTTAACGATAACGCCAACGCTATGAATATGGGGGTGGGTGAGGCTACTAACTACGGTGCAGTCTACTCAAACTTATTTTCTGGATTTATCAAAGATACAAACAAACTAAGCGCATACACTGCCAAGATGCTTCAAACATCAGCAGTCATTGCTGAAGGCTCAGGGCGTAGCATTACAGACGTTATGGAGCGGATTCGCTCTGGTTTACTAGGTAACACCGAAGCAATTGAGGACCTAGGAATCAACGTCAATGTGGCGATGATTCAATCGACTGAAGCGTTCAAACGCTTTGCAAATGGCCAAAGTTGGGATCAACTCGACTATCAGACACAGCAACAAATCCGTCTTATGGCGATTTTGGAGCAGGCGACTGCTAAATACGGTGATACACTGTCAAGCTCTGTAAATGGGAGTATCAGTCTATTCAAGTCGTTACTGAAAGACTCGGCTCTTAACATCGGTAACGCATTCTTACCGATTATCAATGCGATTATGCCTGTCTTGAACTCGTTCGCTATGGTCTTGAAGAACGTGACTTCTAAACTCGCTGAGTTTATCGCATTGATGTTCAACAAGAAAGCGACCGTTAAAGACGGTGTAGCTGGTGCAGCAAGTAGTGCTGGTGATGCTTTGAAAGACGCAGCAGGCGGAGCTGGTGACCTTGCTGATGCCATGGATGACGCAGACGATGCTTCAGGTGGTATTGCTGATAACTTAGACGACACTGCCAAGTCAGCCAAGAAAGCCGTTAAAGAGTTACTAGGTTTATTAGGATTTGATGAGATCAACCTCTTAAACAAAAAAGATGACCCTGACGACGGAGATGGAGCTGGCAAAGGTAGAGGTGGCGGTGGCGGTGGCAAAGGTAAGAAAGGTAAAGGCGGAAGTGGACCTTTCAAAGACATCTTGCCAGAAATTGCTCTTACCGACATGGATAACCAATTCAAGAGCATTTTTGACGGTCTTGGAGACAGGCTGAAAGGTTTAACAGACCTCTTTAGCAAAGGTTTTACTGCTGCATTCAGAGCGGAAGGCTTAGAACGTATTAAGATTGGTCTTGGTCAAATCAAGACCACGCTTGAAGAAATTGCTACTGATCCACGGGTAGTCAATGCCTTTAATGGCATGACTGAGAAAATCGCTTATGCACTAGGGCAGATTGCAGGCTCTATCGGCACGGTCGGAGTTGGTATTGGCGTCTTCCTTGCTGAAAGTATAGCAAATGGTCTTGGAAGGCAAAAAGAACGCATTACCAGGGCGCTAGTTGCTTTGTTTGATAATATCGGTAACGTTTCAGAGGCTGTAGGAAACATCGCTCAGGCGTTTGCAGATGGCTTCTATGATGTCATAACATCGACTGGCGCTGTTCGTATTGGAAGTGCGATTACATCTGCTCTTTTGGCTATTCAAGCTAGCGTTACTGAGGTTAGTTACAAGCTTGGTGGTGACCTTATGCAAGGTATCGAGCGAATTGTCACAGACAACATGCTTGGTATCGCTGACGCACTTTCAAATGCTCTATCTACCGTTGCTCCTGTTTTTGAGAGTGCAGAACAAGCGATCAATGATATGTCTGATTCTCTCAGCCGTGTGTATGATAATTATATTCGGCCAACGATTGAATCATCAACGAAAGCTATATCAAGTATTATCAGTTTGTTTGTAAAAGGTTGGAATAATTACATCCAACCAATTATCGAAAAACTCGGTCAAGGCTTCTCGGACACAATTGGCAAACATATCTCGCCAATGATCCAGAAGATTTTGGAGATGGTCGCAAGTTTCCAAGAAATGTCACAAGTCATTAACGCTTATGTAGGTCCTGCTATTGGCTTTATCGTTGAGCAATTGACGAGAGTTCTAGCCCCAACACTTGAATATATTGGAGAAGTCTTCCGTGTATTATTCAATACGGTTGCTGATATATTCGGAGGCATAGCGGACTTTCTTAAGGGTGTATTTGATATCATCACTGGCATTCTTACGAGTGATGTGAGCAAGATTTTCGATGGCTTCACCGAAACGGGCGATGCTATCATGAACATCTTATCAGCACTTCTCACAGCTTTGTTAGATTTAACAGTAGCAGTTTTGAAAGTTATCTGGGATACGATTGTAGCAATCTTCCAAGCGATTTGGGATGGTATCGTGGCAATATTCACACCAATTGGCGAATGGTTCGCAGAACGTTGGAACGACATCACAACCGTTTTAGCTGACGTAGCTAAATGGTTTGGGGACATGTTCCAGAAAGCATGGAATGCGCTAACTAATGTATTCTCGTCAATTGGCACTTGGTTCGGCGAACGCTGGAATGACGTGACAACGTCCCTTTCAAACGTCGCAACGTGGTTCGGAAACATCTTCAAGACTGCATTTGAAGCAGTCAAGAACGCATTCAGCACGATTGGTAGCTTCTTCTCGGGAGTGTGGAGCACAGTTAAGAGTATCTTCGTAAACGCTGGTCAAATGGTTGGTAGCGCGGTAGGTGGAGCCTTCAGGAGCGCAGTTAATGCGGTTCTTGGTACTATTGAAAATGTAGTCAACGGCTTCATCGGAATGATTAATGGCGTTATTGGCATGATTAACAAAATACCTGGCGTATCCCTTGGCGGTATTGGATATGTGAGCCTGCCACGTTTAGCTCGTGGTGGTATTGTCGATAGTCCAACAGTTGCCATGATTGGTGAAGCTGGTAAAGAGGTCGTTATGCCTCTTGAAAACACTGGATTCTTGCAAACCATGGGTCGCATCGTAGGTGGTGCGGTAGTAAATGCCTTGGGCGGTGGCTTGCCACAATCCGGAGGCTTCAGCGGTAATGGTGATATCGTCATCATGATCGGCGGTCACGAGTTCGGTCGTGTAGCTATCCAAGAAATCAATCGAGAACAAGAACGTGCAGGACAAGTCTTGCTTAACATTTAAAGGGAGGTAAAATGGCACGCTTAATTATCAATGGGGTGGCTGTTAAGCCTCCTCAAAAATTTCAAGTCGGTATCCAGGATATTGACGGAGAAACAGGTCGAAATGCCAATGGAGACATGATGCGTGATCGTATCACGACTAAACGAAAATTAGATTGCGAATGGGGCATGCTGACTCAAGATGAGATGAGTCAGCTTTTAAATGCTGTATCGCCTGAATTCGTTGAAGTATCTTATCCGGACCCGATAAAAGGTCAAACAACTAAAACCTTTTACGTCGGAGATAGAACGGCTCCAAGTTATTCATTTGCTGAGAAGTTCAAGCCGTGGTCGGGCGCAAAGTTTAATTTGGTAGAAAGGTAGGGTGGCAAAACATGGATATATTCAGACGTAAGAAATTCGATGAAGCAATGTTTGCTAAGAACCGCACCCTTGCTATCAGAGTAGGACAGTATCAGTCAAGTGATATCAAAGAAGCTAGTTTTGATTATGGTTATATCAAGGGTGACGCTTATAAGCCAGGAGGCACTTGCGCAGGCAGTGGTAAAATCATCTTTTCTAGCATCATTACAACTTTCAATAAACTAGACAAGATTTACCCCGAAATCGGTCTTTTGGTAGACGGAACCTACGAATGGGTTAAAATGGGTGAATACTTCATCAATGATATTGAGATTGACCGTAACCGTAAAACGACTAAGCTTGATCTTATGGACGGAATGTTTAAACTCAATCGTGAACATGTCACAGATTTGACTTATCCAGCAGAAATTAGACAAGTCATTAAAGAGATTTGTCTGAAAACAGGTGTAAAACTTGCAAACGAAAACATGGATATTGCATCCATGAATTATGTAATCGAGAATATCCCGAAAGACAAGAAAATGACATTCAGAGACGTCTTGAGTCTAGCTACTCAAATGCTCGGGATGTCTTGTTTTTTCAATCGAGAAGGAAAACTTGAAATCAAGGAATTGACTGACTCAGGTATCACGATTACAGCAGACAGCTACTTTATGCACGGATTGACCAAAAGTGAAATCGAGTATCAGATTGCAGGGATAACCTGCAAGAAAGATAAAGAGACACTTACAGTCGGAATGCGCACGGGTCGCTCGTTAGAATTGGATAATCTGTTCATGTCTCAAGCGATTTTGGATAATCTCTATCACAAAATCAAGGATATTCGCTATTATCCGTTTAATTTGAATTACCAAGGACACCTCTTACTTAATGTGGGCGAATGGGTGACTATCAAGACCAACACCGGTGAAACCTTCAAATCACCCGTATTGAGTCAATCATTCACATTTAAAGGCGGTCTGCGTGGTCGTATCAGTGCAGACAGTAAAGCTGGCAATGATGCGCAGTATTCATACGCAGGAACGCTCACGAAGAAAATTGAGCAATTCAGCGAATTTGAGAAACAAATCCAAAACCAAATCGAAGAAGCGGACAAAGGCTTTGAAAAGAAAGTCGAGAAAATCAAGAATGACTTTAACGACCAAGTCGAACTGGCCAAAGCTAAAGCAGAAGAGGT